GAATGCTGCTAAGGCTAAGTACGAGAAGAAGCACGGTAAGTTACCTAAAGGCACAGACGTTGACCACAAGGATAATAACCATGACAACGATAGTTCTAGTAACCTCAGACCATTAAAACACGGTAAGAATACCGCTAAAGAAAATAAACGTAGAGCAGGAAAGAAGTAATAAAAAAGGCCCCTCTCGGGGCCTTTTCTATTTACTTAGGAAAATCATCAAGCCAAACTGTTATTGCCTGTTCAGCTGGTGTTCCGTCGTATGCATTTGGTCCTAATCCCCAGGACCCAAAGTCTTCTCCACGACTAGTCATGTAGAAAGCTGCTTGGGCGTTAGTTACTGGATCTAAGAGTTCAGCATTAGATTTAATACCAAATTTTTCTCTTCGGTCATCTCCAAGGTACCCCAGCATGTTAATCTGGAATAGGCCGTAGGAGTTGTCTCCGGTTGAGGACGTTTTATTGTGGGAACCTGAGTTGCCCCTAGACTCTCGCATAACTACTGCCCAAGCCAGCTTTAGGGAATATCCCTTGAAGCCAACGAGTTCAAGCATGTCTGCCAGTTCTGTGGGGGTGAACTTGGTTATCTCCCGATACTTATCAAGAGGATCAACTACCTCTGGGGCAATGATCACAGTGGGCGTATCAACCCGGTTATAGGCCGCATAAGCTTGGTTCGTGGTAACTATGGTTAACATAACTACCATTAAGGTTGCTTTTGCTTTTAATATAGTCTCTTCATTAAACTTCACACTATCTCCTAGGCTAGAAGGCCAACCCGAATCTCTTATCTACTGTCACTAGATAAAAAATAGCTCAGCGTCTGTCTGCCAAGCTAGTTGCAACCCTTTTGTTTCGTTGTTAGTGTTGGGGCAGTTTCCTGTCCCTATATCTATCCTAGCAGTAAATACAGGGTTGGTGCAACCGCCAAACGGAAATATAGTGTAAGATAGATCACAGAAGGTTAAAAAAGGGGTAAAAATGCGAATCGTACAAAGAATTATTACAAAACAAGGTCATGCAGTACCATCTAGTTCCCATGCACCTAGAGGACCGTTTCCAGCAGAGTTATATGTATCTCCAGAGATAATTACAGATTATGTACCATTTGATGAAGAATATGAACGAGGCGCTACAGCGCAGACTGACTTTAAATCACCTAAGCTTTTTCGTTGTAAAGAGTGTACTGTGATAGTATTAGAGCATGAAGTACCAGATCACTGGTGCGAGGGAACGGGCGAAAATAATGGCGAAGACTCATGACGTTGGGAAGTTTTATTGGCACCCAATGACTTATCCAGTAAAACCTCCAGTAGTAATAGAACGTGCAGAGACGCAAGAGATTGACGAACCCTATCGTTTTGGTAAGGGTTGGTGTATAAGACTACCTTTGACAAGAAAGTCACTTGTTGTAGGTAAGTGGATTAAAAGTTATACTGAAAGTCAAGCATTAACTATAGCAGTCAACGGTCGTAGCATGAAGCAAGACGAAGTTGATTGGGACGTAATTAGATTTGGGGCGACTAATGAAGATATTTAAAAGAAAAAGTAAAATGGTAAAAGAGTTAACTAAAGTTCAACGTAGGGTAAAATCTCTCCCTACTCCAGAGCTTCTTAACTGGACAGATCAAATTATGTACTCCGTTGGCCGTAATCTATCTGCTTGGCAGAAAACACAGTATAAAGATAATTTAGAAGAGGCTCGCCTTGGTGCTGAATCTCTAAGCGCTATTTTAGATACCTTAAGTGAAAGACATACTCGGTGAGTACCGTAGAGTTTGACGAGCTAGAGCCAGAAGACTTTGACGAGTTTGGTAATGTTGTAGAAGAAGAAATTGAAGACGACGGCTTAGATGAGCTTTCTAAAGAATTTGTAAAAGCACTCATAGAAAAGATCATGGACTTCATGAAAGTTCTGGTTGGTCATGAACTGCATCCATACCAGGCTCCACTAGCCCGTAGATTAATTGAATCAGTTATTATTAATGATGGTGAAGAAATCACCGCACTTGCTTCTCGTCAGAGTGGTAAGTCTGAAACCATTGCTAACACAGTGGCTACCCTCATGGTTATCCTTCCACGCCTAGCTAAGATGTATCCAGAGCTTCTTGGTAAGTTTGGGGACGGTATTATGGTTGGTATGTTTGCACCTGTTCAGTCACAGGTAGAAACCCTATATGGGCGTACAGTATCTCGCTTAACAAGCGAAGCAGCCTTAGATGTTCTCGGTGACCCTGAGATTGACGATATGGTTGCTAAAACTCCAGGCGTAGTAAGGAACATCCGTCTTAAGAACTCAGGCAGTAGCCTTATGATGATGACAGCTAACCCAAGAGCTAAAATTGAATCTAAGTCTTTCCATCTTATCATTATTGACGAGTGCCAAGAAGCTGACGATTTCGTAGTAGCTAAGTCTATTTCTCCTATGGGTGCGTACTACAACGCTACTATGGTTAAAACAGGAACCCCAACAACCCATAAGAATAACTTTTATAAAGCCATTCAATTTAACCGACGTAGACAGACTAGCCGCAACGCAAAACAGAATCATTTCCAATGGGATTGGAAAGATGTAGCGAAAGTAAACCCTAACTATGAAAAGTTTATTAAGAAAGAAATGCTTCGCATCAGTGAGGACTCTGATGAGTTCCAGCTTTCCTACAACTGCAAATGGTTGTTGGAGAGAGGAATGTTCGTTACATCCTCAATCATGGACGATCTTGGTGATACATCACAGGAAATTGTTAAAAGCTGGCATAGGTCACCGGTAGTCGTAGGAATTGACCCGGCACGCAAAATGGACTCAACGGTTGTAACAGTTGTGTGGGTAGACTGGGATCGTCCTGATGAGTACGGTTACTATGATCATAGAGTATTAAATTGGCTTGAAATGCAGGGGGATGACTGGGAAGAACAATATTTCCAGATTCAACAGTTCCTATCATCTTACGATGTACTTGCAATAGGAATCGACGCCAATGGTGTTGGTGATGCAGTGGCCGGAAGATTAAAGATCTTAATGCCTCGTGCAGAAGTAATTCCTGTTACTTCAAGCCCTACAGAACAGTCAAAGCGTTGGAAGCACCTTCAAGCGCTAATTCAACGTCAGATGGTTTCTTGGCCCTCTCATGCTAAGACTCGTCGCTTACGTATTTGGAAAAAGTTCTACCAACAGATGACAGATGCCGAAGTTCAATACAAAGGCCCTAACTTTTTGGTAGCTGCACCAGATGAAGTCCATGCCCACGATGACTTTGTAGACTCGTTGGCGTTGGCTTGCTCCCTTACCCAAGAACTAGTTATGCCAACAATTGAAGTTTCAGCAAGTCCTTTCTTCTAAAAAGTACCTCTTTAGGCTGACTAATGCCTAAATAGAAGCGAGAATAATGCATGAGGACCTCAATCCCAATCCTATAGGAGAATATAAAATGGCAGTAGAAAATATCGCCCCAACACCTCAGTTCCCTGAGAAGGTCGGCGCAACTTACGAACGTAAGTTTTCACCTGCAACACCAGGCCTTCGTGGCCCACTTCGTTTTGAAGAAGGCGTTGCAACAGATACAGATGTACCAAATGACTTCCAACTTGGTTTGGATCAAGGTTATGACACTCCAGAAGGACGTCCTAACCACAACATGAACGTAATGGAAAAGTATGCAGAAGAAACAATGCGTGAGCGTGCTCACGTTGGATCAGCTGCATGGGTCGAAGCTCCAACATACCTAGGCGAATTCGCTCAAGGTAACTTTGGAGATCACTCAACCGTCGTTATCGAAGAGGTTGTACGTAGTGGCGGACGCCAAGAACGTATGAACCCAGCTTCAGTCTTAGACTAAAAAATACGATAGACTATACTGGTCTCCAGCTCTGTACCCCTTTCTCCGGAGCTGGAGACCTATATAGGAGGAGACCATGGCACAACCGAATAATCCGAAGTTGTACAACATGTTGTTGTCACAAGCTAAGGCAAAGTATCCTTCTCGCAAACTAAATGGCTTAAGCTTTCCAGCTGCTAAATGGTTTGGTAATGAATACGCAAGACAAGGCGGCGGCTTTGTAGATTCAATTAAAGAAGTTGATCCAGATCTACGTGATTTTAAGCAAGAAAGAATTGAGAAAGAAAAACGTAAAGAAGCATTAGAAAAAAAGAAGAAGAAACAATCAGGTTTCGTCGTTTAAGTTGGGGGCAACTATGAAGTCAGGATGTAATCAATGAGCGGTGGTATGGATTTTTCACCTCCCAGTTATCGGGCGGCGTCATCAGACTTAACCATCTCCATTTCACCACTAGGTCTAGTGGAACTTGCTGATGAAGAATTTGAAGTACACGGTCCACGCTTAAACCGTTACTCACTTAACTGGGCGATGTATCTAGGACACCACTGGTCGTACCGCCGTGAAATTGGCGAATCCCAGATGGTATATAACTATTACCGTGCCTTTACAGATTTTATTATTAATTTTACTTTTAGCCGTGGTGTTATGTTCCGTAGCCCACAGCAGACTGAAGCAATCGTTCCAGACATTCTAAAGCGTGTGTGGGAGATTGACAATGACAAGCATGGCATCTTATGGGAAATGGGTCAGCAAGGAGGAGTATCAGGTGACTGTTTTGTTAAAGTTGCTTATGAAGAAGCCTACGAAGATTCTACCGGCCGTCCTCATCCAGGACGTGTACGTATCCTTCCCCTTAACTCTTCTTTTGCATTTCCAGAGTTCCACCCGCATGACCGTTCTCGTCTAATTCGTTTTAAACTAAAGTACCGCTTTTGGGGAACTTCAGTTGAGGGAACACGCCAGGTATACACTTACACCGAAATCTTGACTGATGATCGTATCGAAGAATACATTAACGACGAGCTTATTGACTCTCGTCCAAATCCAATTGGCGTAGTTCCAGTCATTCATATTCCTAACGTCCGTGTTTCAGGATCCCCTTGGGGTCTTAGTGATTGCCACGACGTTATTACTCTTAACCGCAATTACAATGAAGTTGCTACAGATATTGCAGACATCATTAACTACCACGCAGCCCCTGTAACAGTTATCACAGGCGCTAAGGCATCAGCCCTAGAAAAGGGCCCTAAGAAGGTCTGGGCGGGCCTTCCAAAGGACGCACAGGTGTTTAACTTAGATGGTGGTGGGCAAGGCCTCATGGGGGCTATGGAGTACCTTAAAATCGTTAAGACAGCTATGCATGAAATGGTGGGTGTCCCTGAGACCGCACTTGGTCAGGTACAGCCTATTTCTAACACCTCAGGTGTTGCTCTTGCTATTCAGTACCAGCCTTTGATGAATCGCTATCACCAGAAGCTTGTACAGTACGAGGAGGGCCTACAACGTATTAACGAACTAGTGCTCCTAACTCTTGCATTTAAAGAGCCAGAACTATTTACTTATAACCCTGCTGTTAATGGGCCAATCAAACCAGGACAACTTACCCAGCTTGATTTTGCAGACCCAATTACTTACGAGTCAGTTATCCACATGCCTCCTCCACTTCCACTAGATAAGTTGATTGTACTCAACGAAATCCAGCAGAAGATGAACATGCAGCTTGAAAGCCGTGAAGGTGCTCTCCGTCAACTTGGAGAGGAATTCCCAGATGAGAAACTTGAAGAAATTCGTGCAGAACTCATTGCGGATGCTAAGGCTGATGGAGCTATCGCTCTTGTCAAGCAACAGATAAATTCAGCAATCACATCGCTTACTGGTATGATGCCTGATGGAACTCTTCCTCCAGGAGCAGCTCCAGGAGATGGAACTGGCCCTGGTCCACTAGGACAACCAGGAATCATTACTCCATTTGAAGAAGCAACGCTTGGACAACTTCAACAAGAAATAGTTGTAAAGGCATACGGTAGTCAAACTCCTAGACAGAGTGCGAGTACACAAACCGATACACCTAATTCTGAACAAAACCAGTGATTTAGGCTGACAAATCGTAAAAAGTTTG